GACTGCAATAGACTTTATGAATTAGAATTAAGAAAAAAACAATTAGAAGTTCAAAAGTTAGAAAGAGAATTGCTTGAGTTAAGAAGTTTGCAGTTTGAAAACTAACATATAGGAGTTTAATAAACACATATGAGTGAATTAGAATTTGCAGGTATGAAGTTTAAAGGCGGAAAGATGTTCGCCGTACTTACTGCGCTATCAACACTAGGAGGCGGCGCCTGGGCTGGTTTTGAATTTTATGCAGACTATATGGACATGAAAGAGATTGTTCAAAATATTGATATAGATGAAATTGCAGCTGCAAACACATTACAGTTACAGAAGCTCGAAGACGCTATTGGGTATACACAAGATATTAAAAATGATTTAAAAGGTGATATTTCTCGTTCTGAAAATCTAATAGGAGTATTAGAAGATCAGATAATTGCAATGGAAACCACCGTAAGAGATTTACGTAAAGACGTTTATAATAAATTAGATACATTTGAAGAGCGCTTAAGATTAACTCTTAAAGACAATCAAGATACGATGACCGATTTGCGTGATCGTATTAGTACTAATTTAGAAAATTCAGAAGCAAGAATTAAAGAAACACAATCTAGTATCGGAGATACGTTAGAGGGTGTACGTAATGAAATGAACGTACTTCAAAAAGATGTAACTGCATCTATCCGAGAAGTTGAAGCCGGTGTTCGTCAAACGGATAAAGACATAAGAACTGATATGAAACAACTTGATAAAGACTTATCAGAAAAACTACAAGAAGCATTAGATAATCCGTTATCTAATTAGATATAAGCAGAGGCCAATATGGAAGTATTAGGATTAATATTTTTAACATTTATGACTATAGGATCAGAGTTTGATAAAGTAAACGATAAAATTGATATATTAGAAACAAATTTATCAATGATGCAAACTTTTCATTCAAAAACTGTTGACGAAAATCTTGCACAGCAACAGCAAATTAATGATCTTATTATTCAAATTGAAAGACTAGAAACAAAACACGAAAGTGATTTTTTAAATCTTAGCGCTGCGCATTCTTCTAGCCACGCAAGGCAAGAAACAATGTTAAGTAGCCAAAATGATAATTTAGAGCTTTTAAGAATGGAAACGGATAGCTTGAAACAGCAACTAAGTATTATAAGTGGAGAAACCAATGAATGAAAAAGTTTCTATTTAATTGGCTAATAAAAGATTATATAGATGATGCTGTAGACAAGAAATTTGAAGAGAAAGCGTATGAAAAATACTTTTATGAAAGACAACAAAACCTTCGTGATAGAATTAATCAAATCAGAAGGACACTTGGAATTTCATCGCCACAGGGGGTTTACGTTGAAAATTCAGAAGAAGTACAAAAGCCCGGTAGTATATTGGAAGTATCCGACGGTGAAAAATATGGACTACAAGCGCGGGAACTTGAATCCAGAGTAAGACAAACAGAAATGGAAAATATAAAGCAAAAATTAATGAGAGGTAAAAAATGATAGAAAAATGCGCAGTAATGGCTCGATGTGCGCAAATAGCTTATATGGATGGAAAAGAAGCCAAAACAGAATACAGAAAATTAGGATACACATCACACAGATTTATTGAAAGCGACGGCGCACAGGTACATATAGTTTCAAATAAAAATGAAATTGTTTTGTGTTTCCGTGGAACAGAACCAGGAGAGTTTTCAGATATTAAAGCTGACCTAAATGCTTTACCAGATAGAGCTCAAAATGGTTCAGGATTTGTCCATAATGGATTTCAAGAAGAAGTAAATAAAGTATGGGATCAAATTAATATTGCCCTATCAAAAATGAAACTATCAGATAAAAAGTTTTACATCTGCGGCCATTCACTCGGCGGTGCTATGGCTACTATTGCAACCAGTAGGTTCGGTACTAAAGTTGATTGCCTTTATACATACGGATCTCCAAGAACAGGGACTAGAAAATTTGTTAAGTCGTTTAGTAATATACCTCATTTCCGCCATGTTAACAATAACGACCTAGTCACTTGTGTTCCTTTTGCTATCCTGGGATATAGACACCATTCGCAACCGCGCTATATCAACTACTTTGGAAAAATCAGAAAAATGAGCAAATGGCAACGCACAAAAGACAAGTGGCGTGGACGTTGGGCGGCAATAAAAAAGAAAATGCCTTTTGATGGCGCATATGACCATAGTATGGTTTATTATTCAAAATACACGGAGGAGAATAAAAATGGCAATGCCTGAGAAAGTAACAATAAGTACTAGTGAAGAAGTAAGGCCAATACCTCTAAAAAACGAAGATACACCAGAAGGAACTTTTGATTTAAGTTTTAGAATAATGAATAACGAAGTTATCGGTTTTGCAATGCGAGTTGACGACTTTAAAGCAAAATGGCTTATCCTTGGACTTATTGCTATTGCTATATTAGGTTTTGTAGCAACAGCATTTGGTCCATTGATAATGTCAACATTCGGAGGATAAGATGGAAATGCTTACAAGAATGTTCGGCGATACGCTGTGGATTTATACAGCTATTGGCGGATCACTAATAGGTGCAGCTTTTTTAGCATGGTTTAGAAACACACACGCAGCACTTTATTTGATGTCAAGAGTTGATGCATTCTTAGATTATTTAGTAGATCGTTTCGGTTGGGATTGGTTACAAGATGATCCTAACGCGTGGCGTAAACGATATCCAAAAGTTACTAAAAAAATTGATGATTTGGAAATGAGAATAAAGAAATTGGAGAAAAAGAAATAATGTTAAGTAAACAATGCAAGCTGCACTTAGAAGAAGCTGGTGAAACGGGTTTTGAACACGCAAAGCAAGCTGTTAAAATAGCAGTTCAATTACAATTATTAGTCCCTGCTCTTTTGGTACACGCGGTGGCTCCTCGTTTTTTTACAAACACAGCTTCAGGCGTTATGGAAAACATTTTAAAGGAGAGAAAAAATGGCTTGGATTAAAAATAGATTGAAAGAAAGAACAAGTTGGGATGGGATCGGATTAGTCGGTCTTGGCCTACTTGTTTTATTTATGGCACCACTTGCCAAAATTGGCGCAGGCGTTGCAATTGCCTGGGGTGCATGGACTATTTGGAAATCTGAATGATTTTGAATATCACAGACAATGCTAGAGAGTATCTAAAAAAGGTCGGTAAACCAAACGTGTCATTAACCGTAAAAGGTGGAGGATGCTCTGGTTTTCAATATGAATGGGGTGTTACAGAAAAAGACCCTACCGTGGAAAACCTTTGGTTAGATCCTATGGCTGAAATGTTTATATTTGGATGTACTGTGGACTATATTGAGGAATTAGGCGGATCTTATTTAAAAGTAATAAATCCAAATGCAACCGCATCATGTGGGTGTGGCGAAAGCTTTGCCGTTTAATAGTTGACATAAACACATATCTGTGATATAAATAAATTTATTAATACCCCTGGGCCTAATGCCTGGGGGTAACTCACTTAAGGTTCAAATGGATAATTTAAGAGAAATTACAAAACAAGAACATCGTCGAGCTGAGCGTACTGCCTTTATGGGTAGGATGATAAAGAAACAATTAAGTCCTTATGATTATTACCTATATCTTAAGAACCAGCTTTTTGCGTATACAAATCTTGAATATTATGCTGTAGAGGCTGGTGCTATTACTAAAGATATGGAACCAATACTCAGAGGTGCAGCATTAGTAGATGATGTTATGACTATGGAGTTAGAGCATGCCTATTCCGCAGCACCTATATTACCAGCAACAGATCACTATGTAAAATATATCAAGCAAATTAAAGATGATAAAGACAGGCTATTAGCCCATGTATATGTCCGTCATATGGGAGATTTATCAGGTGGGCAAATCATCAAAAAGTTTGTACCTGGCCCAACGGCCTTATATGAATTTGATAAAAACGCGGATGAGCTTAAAGAGATTATCCGTTCTAAATTGCATAATGATTTGGCAGAAGAATCAAAAGTATGTTTTGCTATGGTTCAAAAATTCCTTGAAGAACTTGAAGAATATATTCAAGAAGGTTCTAATTAATTTTAATCACAAAATAGAAGCAAATGATATATGACACAATTATGGGATAGGCTTAATGATTATGCCTCATATCTGTGGACACGATTTGATGATGAATTTCAAAGATATCACGAACATGGTATGGATGGGTTAGAATTTAAAGATTGGAACGATACCTTTTGGTGTTCTCATCATATTCGTAAGTGCCACTTAAAAACAATTTCACCGGCAAACGGCAAAGGTTTATGGCTTATGCATGTAAATATTTTTCCAAAGAAAGATATTGAATTGCCTATACTCGGCTTTGATATTGTTGCCGGGCCCAAGAAGATAACCGGATCTTTTATGGATTTTAGTCCATTACACGGATTTCCTCATCCCTATAATGATTATATGCATAAGCGTGTTAAAGGCCTAGAATGGAATAAACCTCGTGAATTGCCTAATTGGGCAAAGGAGATATTCTCAGACGATATGGTTGCGGTCGGCAATATCAATACCGAGTCTGAACTTGAGCAATTTATTGAAGTAACATCTGACCTTGTAGATTTTTATTTAAATAATTTAGAACAAAACTGTTTTAGCGCAAGGCGTGAAACAGCACCTATACTAAATAAGTATTGCCAAAACCAAAAAATGAATCCCCACTTGCATCGGTCAATGCTGACTATGGGTATTTCTGAGACTGATAAAGATGCATATATTAATAACGTACTTTTTGAAGAAATTTAAGTAAATAAATCGCTTAAATAGTTTGACATTTCTTAATTTTTATTATAATATAGAACTATAGAAACAAATCACAACAAAAAGGAGTTCTTTAATGAAAAATCCTTATGAAGATTTTTACATTCAAATTAAAGATAGAAACGGTGCCTCAGCTTCTGTATATATTTTAGAAAAAAATGATAGTAAGATTGTATATAAAGATAGTTCAGGTAAGAAATTTTATGAAGAGTTATTTGCTACTTTCCCACTCGAAGTTGTAGAAAGATATGCAATTGATTGGGCTCAAGGAAAAAGAAAATTAGATTGGAGAAAAGTGTCATGATAGTCAATACGTTGCTGCGGGAAACTGCAGGACAAAATTTAAAGGCGGAAATACATTTTGATGATAACGATCAAACGTATAACGTAAAGTATTATATAAACGGCTGCTTTCAGGCAGACAGACAACTTGGCAAAACTGACAGGATCTCTGTTGAGGAACATGCTAGGGGTTGGATTGATAGTGTTGGAGTTCTAAAAGGTTAATGATTGAAACACGTACACCAGAAAAAATTCATATGGCAATTGCAGAAAAATTAAAAAAAGGAGCAACTTATATAGATGCTTTAGTTGAATACTCGAAAGAGAATAACATTGAAATAGAGACAGTAGCAGAAATTGTAAAAAGGTCTTCTATTATTAAAGAAAAAATCAGGGCTGAAGCAATATCCATGAAACTAGTAAAGAAAGAAAAAGTTGATGTCACTGAACTATGCCAATGAAGCATCGTTTAGAACTTACGTAAACTATTTGGCGCTTAAAAAGCATTTTGATACTGACGGCTATGATTACCACAAATATAATGGTAAAATCAGAGCTTCGTTTGATAAGTTCCAAACAAGAAACGATGCTTTCTTTTTTTATAAACTAGCAAAGAAAGAAGACGCCCTGAATATTCTTGTAGCTAATCTTGTTCGCAATCCTAAAGCCTGGATACGTGAAATAGTTGAGGAAAGAGGGGAAGAAATATATACTGAATGGAAAAAGAAAATTGATTCTATTACACACGTATATAAAAATGAGTTGAAAAAACTTAAAGACAATTATCACGCAAACTTAGAGGTTAACGACGGACAACATCCACACATTATGACTATGTACTTTCAAAAACAGATATCCCTTGAGACATTTACTATACTATCAAATATATCAAATGTTTATGGGTATTGGGATGAAAAAGTTGTTGACAAATACGTTGCTTGTGATATAATTAGATTATCAAAGAAATACTATCCTTTCTTAGATATTGACAAAAAAAAGTTTTCAAAAATCACTAAAGATTACTTTTTTGAGAATAAATAGATGGTGGAAACGTTTCCACATATACATCGAAAATATAACGCAAAATTAGGAGATATAAACATGACTATGTCATTTGATGCACTTAAAAAGAACCGTTCAAATTCGCTCAGCAAATTGAACTCACAGCTCGAAAAAATTACTACAAAGAGCTACTCAGATCCCAACGAAGGTAAAATGTGGAAACCAACTCGTGACAAAGCGGGTAATGGTTTTGCTATTATTCGTTTCTTACCTGCTACCCAAGGTGAAGAAATGCCATTCGTTAGACTATGGGATCATGGATTTCAAGGTCCAACAGGTCTATGGTATATCGAAAACTCTCTTACTACAATTGGAAAAGATGATCCTGTTTCTGAACTTAATTCAAAGCTTTGGAACAGCGGAGTTGATTCCGATAAAGAACAGGCACGTAAACAAAAACGCCGCCTAAAATATATTGCTAATGTTCTTGTTATTAAAGACAGTGGCAATCCCGCAAACGAAGGCAAAGTCTTTATGTACCAATTTGGTAAAAAGATCTTTGATAAACTCAATGACATGATGAACCCTCAGTTTGAAGACGAAAACCCAGTCAATCCATTTGACTTTTGGGAAGGAGCAAACTTCCGCCTGAAAATTCGTCAGTTTGAAGGTTATCCTAATTATGATAAATCTGAGTTTGATAGCCCGTCACCAATTGCTGATGACGACTCAGATATTGAAGCAATTTGGAATCAACAACACAAATTGCAAGAATTGGTCGCTGAAAAGAACTTTAAAGATTATAATGAGCTCAAGGCAAAATTATATCGTGTTCTTAATCTTAGTGGTGATGCACCTAACGCAACAGGAACTGCGGAAGAAGAAACTGATACAGATCTTGATATGAGTAGCTTTGGTGCAAAAACACAAGATGCGGCGCCGATGAAAGAAGTCTCAACACCTTCACCATCGCCTGCTACTATTGACGATGATGATGAAGACCTTGCTATGTTCAGGGACCTTGTCAAAAGCTAAAAGTTGAGGAGCTTCGGCTCCTCTTCTAACCACAGCCAAGGAGAACAAGTATGGCAGATAAAGACATTATAGATTTTGATTTTGGCTTTAGTTTTATTGACGACGAAATTGAAGAAGTGAAACAAACAGCTGCAAGTTCAGAAGCAGCTGCCCAAGATCTAGAAACACAACTTAGCAATCTTACAAACGAAAAGATTGACTTAGACGCAAGGATTGAAAGACTTTACTCCGCAGTTGAACCTTTCCTTGACAATCTATGCAAATCACCAGAAAAGTCAACTATTTTCTGGCCTGATCGTGTAGAAAAAATTGAAAAATATAAGACAAAACTAAAGGCTATCGCAGAAGGAGAATAATGTGAGTCTATTAGACAAACTCGTAAAAAATAGTACTATCAAACTAACGGCACCTATGACGGAGTCAAAAGTTTTTGGTAAAAAAGAAATGGCACCAACACCGGTTCCAATGGTTAACGTAGCTTTATCAGGGCGTGTTGACGGCGGCTTAAGCCCAGGACTTCTTGTCCTTGCAGGTCCATCCAAACATTTTAAGTCAGCCTTTGCGCTGTTAACAGCATCAGCATATATGAATAAACATAAAGATGCTGTTTTGTTATTCTATGACTCAGAATTTGGTACGCCGCAATCTTACTTTGAGTCTTTTGGTATTGATATGGAAAGAGTAGTTCATACTCCGATTACTAATGTTGAAGAACTTAAATTTGATATTGCAAGTCAACTTGACACAATTGATAAGAAGGATCATGTGTGTATTATTATTGACTCCGTGGGTAACCTTGCTTCAAAGAAAGAAGTTGAGGATGCAATGAACGAAAAATCAGTAGCAGATATGTCTCGTGCTAAAGCACTGAAATCGTTGTTCCGTATTGTAACCCCACATCTTAACTTAAAAGATATCCCACTTATTGCTGTTAACCATACTTACCAAGAAATTGGATTGTTTCCTAAAGCTATTGTTTCAGGCGGTACGGGCATCTATTATTCAGCTGATGCTATTTGGATTGTCGGTCGCCAACAAGATAAAGTTGGTACAGAAATTCAAGGTTATCACTTTGTTATTAACATTGAGAAATCCCGCCACGTTAAAGAAAAATCTAAAATCCCAATTAGTGTAAGTTGGGAAGGCGGTATTGTTAAATGGTCAGGATTAATGGATGTAGCTGAAAAAGGTGGCTATCTCCGTAAACCAAAAGTTGGATGGTATGAAGCAGTAAATCCTGCTACTGGCGAACTTATTTCAGAAAAACTTCTCAGAGCAAAAGAAATTGTTGACAATTCAGAATTTTGGTATAAAATGTTTGAGAGTACCGACTTTACAACGTATATTAGAAATACGTTTATGATTGGTGCTTCGGGCAGTATTATGCGAGAAAATGGTGAAGATGACAGTGTGCTAGAAGAAGTTGTGGAAAATGATTGAGAATACAGTATTATCTAATTTAGTATTTAACGAAGATTACTTTCGCAAAGTATATCCATATCTTAAGTTGGATTATTTTGAAAGTAATGAACATAAAAAAATATTCACTGCATATTCTGAATATGTTGAAGAATACAGAGATCCTCCTTCAGTGGAGGTTCTCAAACTTACACTTGACAAACGTAAAGATATGAACGAAGACATGTACAAAGATGTCATGCTCGAAGTTGATAATTTGAAACGTGATGAAGATACAGACGATGAATGGCTAATCAAAGAAACAGAAAAGTTCTGCCAGGACAAGGATTTATTTAACGCAATTCGTAAAGCTATTCTTGTAGTTGATGGATCTGACTCTGAATTAAGTAAAGACGGTTTACCCGCTTTATTACAAGATAGTTTATCTATTAGTTTTGATAGTTCAGTAGGTCATGACTATCTTGAAGACTTTGATTCTCGTTATGATTTCTATCATAAAAAAGAAGAACGTATTCCCTTTGATATTGAATTACTTAACAAAATTACAAAAGGTGGTTTACCCCGTAAATCTATGACGGTTCTTTTGGCTACAACAGGTGGCGGTAAATCATTAGTCAAATGTCATGCAGCGGCGTCGGCATTAATGATGGGAAAGAACGTATTATATATTACAATGGAAATGGCAGAAGAACGCATCTCAGAACGTATTGATGCAAACCTTCTTGATGTTACTATTGATGAAGTTGCTGAAATGCCACGTGATGTATATACAAAAAGAATGGAACGCTTAAAAGGTAAAAGTACAGGAAAGATAGTTGTAAAAGAATATCCGACAGGATCGGCTCACGTTGGACACTTCCGACATTTGCTTACTGAACTCCGTATGAAGAAAAACTTTAAACCTGATATTATTTTTATTGACTATTTAAATATTTGCGCATCTGCTCGAGTTAAAGGAGCTGCTGCTGCAAATAGTTATACTCTTGTAAAATCAATCGCCGAGGAGGTACGTGGACTTGCGATGGAATATAATTGCGCCGTGGTTACTTCGTCTCAGTTTAATCGTGACGGCTACGGCAACAGTGACGTTGACCTTACTAATACTTCTGAGAGTATGGGAATTACACACACGGCTGACTGTATTTTGGGGTTAATTACTTCCGAAGAACTCGATAGTCTTGGGCAGATAATGATTAAACAATTGAAAAACCGTTGGAACGATCTTAATTACTATCGTAGGTTTGTTGTCGGAGTTGATAGATCAAAAATGAAAATCTATGATCTTGAAGACGGAGCACAACGAAACATACAAGGAGAAAGTTCTAACAATAATTCTTCAAGTAATGATGATACTCCTGCATTTGATAAATCTGCCTTTGGGCAACAATGGGATATGAATAAATCAAAAAAGTCTTTAAGTAAATTGTTTGAAGTTGGTGAATTGCAGTAATCAATATTTTCAGTTGAGTGCCAAACTNAACAGAGGGGCTTCGGCCTCTCTTTTTTTATAAATAATATCTATAAATAAAACGAGCTCTTAATGAAATACACTGATGTAGAAAATACTCTTAAAGAAATTTATGGGTATGATATAAAAGGCATAACAAGAAATCGCATGGCAATTGTCACTGATAAAAGGCAAGCTGCAATTGATACTACGTTATCTGCTTTTAGAGGTGCTAGATTAGTACGAGATAGAACTGCATTAAATATTTCTTCATTAGGAGTAGTATATATAGGTCCTACGCAAGTAATCGCAAAACCAAAAACTAAAAACGTTTTAAAGGCAGAACAAGAAGCAACTGAAATACTTATAGAAGTAATAAGAGAAGCTGTTGAACAAGAAGGAAAACCAATTAGAGTTAGTATTGGTAGTTATAAAGTAGATAACGTGGTTAGTGCTGGTGCAGATCAGATCAAAGGAGATCCAAAGGCTGATATTGCTTTAATAGATAATAGTAAACGTGAAGTAGGTTTTATATCTCATAAGAAAGCCGGTGGCGCAAAGGCATATCAACAGTATGGCGGTATATCACAACGAGCTGGTACAATCATATATGAGGATGCACTTGTTGAGCAATATGTCCGAGATTTGAGCGATTATGTAAAAAGAGAATTTATTGATGGATCGGTCGGTGTTGGATTTAGCGCATGGAGAGCAGTAGAAGATACTCCAGAAGGAAGAAAATTAATTGGTAGGTCTGTATATGGACCAAGATGGAATAACGGTAGTACGTTTAATAGGGATAGTGTACATTGTATAGGTCAAGGATCACCAATATTAACAAGGCAAAGAGATGGGTCATATCAACTTACTTTCTCTGAGTCTACACATACTGCCAACGATTTAAATTGGGCTTTCCTTGGAGAATATAAAGCTATTTTTGCCACAACATATAGAAACGGTAGAACAACAAGTCAACAGGATATAATTGTAAAGAACGCAAGAAGTGGAATATATCCATACGACTTTATAAGAAGTAGAAGGGCAACAGAAATCTAATGATAAGTTTTAAAGAATATATAACAGAAGCAATTAAAGCTGAAGATTTTGAAGCTGCCATTGTAATTGGTTGGCATGAGATTACGGGACAAAAAATTAATCCCGCCGCAGCTGGCATTTCACAAAAAGTTTATGACAGCATTATGGCCCAACCGCAATACGTTGAAGCTGGTAAAAAAATTGCACAATCAATTAAAGATCATTTCAAATTAAGTGATAAAGTAAAGGCTGAACAATACGGCCGTGCCAAATCAAAGCTTACTCCTTTTTGGAGTGGTTATGGCGCATCTGATACAACACCAAAAACTGATATTTTAATTGGCGATAAAAGATTGTCATTAAAAATTGGTATGGCTCAATTGATGTCAGGTGGTAAAGCAGAATCAACTGCAACATTCTATGCCGCAATGGAAAAAGCAAAGGTAAAAGATTCACCACAACTGAAAAAGGTTTTAGGTATTTTTGAAGATTTTGTGACAGCACAACTAGCACCATCTCAATTAAGACCTATTATCAAATCGAAAGAAAATCCTATAGTTAATCGAGGTGAAGCTGCACACAAACAAATTATGACAGAACTTGGTACACTCTTTGCTGAAAATGAAAAATTTAAAATTGAGTTTGCCCGTGAAGCAATGTCAGGATTTGTTAAGTATGGCGAAACAAGTAATTCAGCTGCAGAATTTATGGTGGTATCAGATCATAATGGATCTTCAACAAAAATTACATCTGTTTATGATGATGCATATTGTAAGAAGATTGCCGATGCAATGAAGCTTCAGGCACGATTTAAAACATCATCTCGTAAATTAAAAGGTGTAAAGACTGGAGAGTATAACTTTTGGTCTGTTATCTCATTAATTGTTGACGCAAAGCTAAAAGAAGAAGTCGAGCTCGAAGAAGGAATGTTTACTAATCTTATTAGCAGAATTAAAGGTAAATTCGGTCAGGCTATCAAAAAAGCAAAAGCCTTTATATCAGGAAAGGTTAAAAACGTATTAACTTTCTTTGGGGCAGAACCAGAAATAAAAGTGAGCAAAAATGTTAAATTTTAAAAAATTTATAGCAGAAGAAAAAAACCTGCATATGACCCACGCAGAAGATGCGATTATTGATGGCGGAATTACAGGTACTCGTAACGTTATAAATTATCTCAGAAATATTAGAGATATGCTAGGAGGCAATACAAAGTCACCAGTTAATATAAGCGTTAAATGGGATGGCGCACCGGCAGTATTTGCAGGTACCGATCCGAGTGATGGGAAGTTCTTTGTTGCCAAGAAAGGCATTTTTAATAAGAACCCAAAGCTCTATAAAACACATGCTGATATCGACGCAGATACAAAAGGTAAAGGCGATCTTAATTCTAAATTAAAAGTAGCCCTTGACGAGTTTTCAAAACTTGGGATTAAGGGTGTAGTACAAGGCGATTTTTTATATGAAAGAAGTGATATTAAAGAAGATACGATTGACGGTGAACCGCATATTACTTTCCACCCTAACACGATTGTTTACGCGATACCTAAATCATCAAAGCTTGCTAAAGAAATACTCGGATCCAAGGTCGGAGTGGTCTGGCATACAGTATACCGAGGATCAAAACTTGAAGAAATGTCTGCAAATTTTGGAGAGGAGATATCTAATAGTCTCAAGAAAGTAAAAACTTGTTGGCATGTTGACGCTGTATTCAAAGATCAATCTGGTAATGCAACGTTTACAGCAAAAGAAACTAAACAAATTACAAATCTCCTTTCTAAGGCAGGATCGTTGTTCCGTACTATTCCTAAAAAGACGTTTGATGGTTTATTACCTTCGGCTAATAAAGAACTTAATATGAGAGTAAATACTTATATTAACGTAAAGGTACGTGAAGGTCAGCGTGTCGGTAAACCTAAAACATTTGTAAAAGGATTAGAAAAATACCTTAATGATTGGTATGACGGTGAAATTAATACAAAGAAATCCGCAAAAGGTAAAGCAACCTGGGAAGCCAAAAAGGCTGATACAATGAAATTCTTTAAAGATAATTCTACTCGTGATATTGAAAATTTGTTCGCAATGTATAATTTAATTGTAGACGCTAAACATATGATTGTTCGTAAACTTGAAAAAGTTGATGGATTAAAAACATTGCTTAAAACTGATAATGGTTACGAGGTTACAGGCCAAGAAGGTTTTGTGGCAATCGACCGTTATGGTAAGAATGCGTTAAAACTTGTTGACCGCTTACAATTTTCAGCAGCAAACTTTTCAGATAAATATATTAAAGGATGGCAAAAGTAATGGCGCAGTTTAACAAAAAAACCGGACAATTTCTCAATAATAATAAAACACTGTATGAAGTTGTTATGGTTGCCGGTCAGGCAGGCCCTTCAACATACGTTAATACAGGCAATCTAAACACATCTTCTGATTCTTTTGGCAGAATGAGAGTTTCAGAACCATTTACTTTGTTTGATAGTAGTCATAGATACGCCGACAATGGACTCTTTGCAGAGGATACAACAGGAACAGCATCATCAACATTTAACGCTAATGAAGGACTTGTTGAGTTAGATGTTGGTTCAAGTTCTGGTGATGAAATTCTAAGAGAAACGCATAAAGTATTCGCATATCAGCCGGGCAAAAGTTTATTGTTTATGTCAAGTTTTCTATTTGCCACGCCGAAAACTAATCTTAGACAACGAATAGGTTATTTCAGCACTGAAAATGGCATTTTCTTAGAACAAGACGATAGCACAGTGTCAGCAGTCTTACGAAGCAATGTAACTGGCAGTGTAGTTGATACAAAGATTGCGCAATCAAGCTGGAATGTTGACTCTTTAGATGGTACAGGCCCAAGTGGCGTAACTTTAGATTTGACTAAGGTTCAACTCATGTGGTTAGATTTTGAATGGTTGGGTGCCGGTAGTGTGCGTTTTGGTTTTGCAATCAACGGTCAGTTTATTCCCTGTCATGCGTTTCATCATGCAAATTTAATTGAATCAACGTACATGACAACCGCATCTTTACCAATAAGACAAGAAATAACAAACACGGGTGCCACTCCTGGTACAAGTCAAGCAAAACAAATTTGTAGCACCGTTATCAGCGAAGGCGGTTATGAATTGAGAGGCAGGCAGCACGCTGTTGGAACTCCAATCACCAGCTCATACGCCTTGGACGATGCAGGAACGTATTATCCTGTAGTTTCCATTAGACTGAAATCCGCAAGACAGGATGCAATAGCTATCTTAACTGCGGTATCTTTATTGGGTGTTGGTAACGGTGTAAACTTTTCATGGAGAATTGTTGCAGGGGGGACAGTAACAACGGCTTCTTGGACTAGTGCCGGTGCTGATTCCTCGGTTGAGTACACCTTATCTGGAACTGCGCACGACGGTGGAGGCAGGGTTCTTGCACAGGGATACTTAAATTCATCAAATCAAGGTTCGCCTACGTTAGATATCTTAAAAGAAGCGTTATTTAAGTTTCAGCTAGAAAGAGATTCGTTTACCGGAGTTTCAGAGCCAATTACATTTTTGGTAGCTGCCGGAACGGATGACGAAGATATTTTTGCTTCTATGGATTGGGAAGAGATTACTCGCTGACACAATGTCACAGTTTCTCTAGACGAATACCGTCTATACCAAATTGGCAACCCAAATTAAGCCTTATTTTTACATTTCCTTAATAAATATAATTGTAATTCAATAAAAACAATCATATGCGTTAAGGAGATGCAACATGTTACACACACTTCAATCACAATCTTTATATAAATTTATTACGTTATCAATAGTAATTGAAAAAATCAAAGCCTTGTTTGTAGCTTTAGACAAATTTATGTATAAGCGTGCACTAAGACGCCAATCATATAGAGAATTATCCTCCCTTTCAAATAGAGAATTAAAAGACATTGGCTTGTGCCGTGGCGACATCATGGCTGTTGTTAACGACCAGTTTTACGGTGACTCTATCCGCGAAAAAGAAACAACTGCAGAAATAAACAAAAATCTTAAAGGGTGGGCATAATATGTTAGAACGTATATATGTAAGATTAGAAATCATTGGTTATAGCAGAGCTATTGGTGCAATGATTGGATCACCAGGAATTACCGCAGCACATATGAAAGGCATGTATGAAGCCCGCGAAGACGCAGTTCAAAGATTAGCAAAGTTAAAAGTAGAAGCTAAAGAAGAACGCTTTGGGAGAACGTTATCTAATGCTTAAATTTATATTAAATAGTATTAGCACGTTTAATAACGCAGTTCTTGCCTCAAAATTGTGTGAACAAGGCTACATAGAAGAAGCAAGAAAAGTAATGCTAAGATAACAGTAAATTTAGATTGACATTATAAGTAAAATATAGTAATATAAATAAAGGAAGGTAATAAACCCTTCCTTTTTTATTTAAGATAACCAAGCAAAGATTAGTTTATGAAAGAATGGTTTGAAGGAAAAACTGTTTCTGTAGTTGGTAATGCACAATCACTTATCAACCAAAAGTTTGGTCAGGAAATAGATCAAGCAGATGTCGTGGTTCGTATTAACCGCGGTGGATACAGATATCTTGAATTTAAAAAGCAAATGGGATCAAAACTTGATGTGTGGTGTATGCAAAACATACGTCAAAATAAAGCTCATTTTGAAAGACCTCATACACAAAATGTCCCAAGGATGCAAATGGATACAATTGATGTATCACCAGAGTTTATAGATTTAGCAGACGCTGTATTTTCGCAAGAAGATCGTACGACTCTTGATAGTAACTTAACTAAAAAATCTTCAACCGGTTTAAGAGTACTATATTACATATCAAAGTGCAATCCAAAAAAAGTTTTTACATACGGCTTTGATTGGAAGAAAACTTATTCTTGGCACGAAAGACGTAAGTGTGTCGCTCATTTATTTAATGAAGAACGAGATTATTGTTTTAAAAACTTTTTTAATACCGATGTCTTTGTTCTTCGTGGTTATCAGGAGTAAATTTCTTTGAAATATTTTGTTTCAGTATCTTCACGATCTACACAGCATTTTGCAAGAATCACAAATAGTCCGTCTATTCATTATTTTAACGGATCGTTTAACGTAAAAGAAAAAGATTTTATACCAAAAGAATACATGGATTATTTTTATAAGTCTGATGTAATTGTATTAAACGGCACATGGGGTAATTCTTTAAGAAAAGAGTTACATATTCCAAAAGATTTTGACTACGGAACTATTGGAAATACTTATTTGCATTACAAACAAAGAAGTGCGGTTTTAGATGTATTAAATTCTCATTGGGTTGATTTAGCAAAAAAACATAATAAGAAGATTGTTGTGTTTGAAAGCTGTACTTTGTCTCGTGCTGAAAATAATTATCGTAAAACCGATCATAAAATGCACGTAAGAGTTTCTTTGGATAGTTGGGTATACGGAGATGGAAAATGGTTATCTCCAAAAGATTCTAATATTCAAAGGAAAGTAAACGCGCCGCGTTTATACGATCATTCTTGGAATGTAAAAGGTAGTGGTTCTATATACATATTTACAGGTCTTGAAACGGATCCAACAAGTACTATGCCAATCGGTGATTTTTTAGAAAGCTCTATTAAAACAATAAGAAAAAATACAAATAGAAGAATCAAAATTAAAATACATCCTGCAAGTAAAATGCTTGGTAATTATCAATACTTAATCAAAAAATATAAAAACATAAAGTTTGTTGATATAAAAAAGGATTTTAAAGAATTATATAACGATATGTATTGCGCTGTCATTAATAATTCTACAAGTATATTTGAATTAATTGACGCAGGTATACCGGTATATTGTTCAGAAGTTAATTTTGGTAAAGACTTAAAAAATATTGATTTAAATACTATAAACGATCCACACTTGGCATCAAAAGAAGAAATACTTAACTGGGTAAATAAAATGTCTTGTACTGAACTTCCATGGCAATATTTTAAAGATGGCCAGGTCCTTCATTATGTGGAAACTTTATTAGAAAGGAATTCATAATGGACTTTAAAGAAAACCAACACGGTGGTGGAACAAACGTTGATATTCAGGCTTTAATATATGCGAAAGAAAAGTGGAATATAAAAAGTATGATAGACATTGGATGCGGCACGGGCGGTCAGGTATTTGCAGCGGACGATCTAGGTATACATGCTTATGGCGTTGATGGGACAAGCGAGTTACCAAAAACAGATAATTTCCAACAAGTGGATTATAGAATTGATTCATCAAGATTTGAATTAGACTTTGATCTTGGTTGGAGTGTAGAATTTGTCGAACATGTTGAAGAAAAATGTATTCCAATATTTATGAAAGATTTTCGCAAATGCAAAAGAGTTATTCTTACAGCCGCTCCGCCGTTTTGGGGTGGCAAAAATCATGTAAACGAACAATCCGAAATCTATTGGGTAAATGTATTTCAGCAATTTGGATTTAATATAGATTTAGAAGAAACTATGGCTGTAAGAAATACGTCAGTTACTTTAATGAACGGGCAAGTAAGAAAACCTCGACAGCAGTTTGTAAAAATACGTGGTTTGGTATTTGAAAGAAAGGACAACACATGAAGATAAATGCTGTTACATGTTTTGGTCTTCAAGGTTGGCGAGAAACCGGTGCTTTATTAGTAAAAGGTTTTATACAACATTGGCCACAAGATACTTATTTGACTGTATATGTTGATGATCCTATTCCTAAAAGAAATTTGATAAGAGATCCTCGAGTACAATATAAAATACTTAAACATCCTGATTTATTAAAATTTAAAGAAAGACATAAAAATAATAAAGAAGCGAATGGATTAGGAGCTAAGTCTAAAAATGGTAATAAAGATTATATGTATGACGCCGTAAGATTTAGTCATAAAGTTTTTACTCTTTTTCAATTCCTTGAGGAACAAGAAACAAATATACTTATTTGGCTTGATGGAGATAGCAGAACCCATTCACCGGTTCAAGTTAAAGATATATTGAGTTGGATTCCTTCAGGTAAATTTGCAGGATATCTTGCAAGGCCTTGGATGTATACCGAAACTGGGTTTCATATATTTAATATGGATCATGAAATAGCTAAACCGTTTTTAAATACTTGGAAAGATTATTATATTCAAGATACAATTTTTAAACTTGATAAATGGACTGATTGTCATACTTACGACGCGGCTAAGTTACAATTTGACGACAGGTATTGGCACAATTTAAGTCCTGACGTAAAAAGCAATCATCCATTTATTAATGGACCGCTTGGTGAGTTTATGGATCATATGAAAGGTCCAAGAAAAAGAAAAGGCACGAGCCACCGAAAAGATTTAGTGGTTCAAAGGAAACATAAATATTGGAATAATGTAAGATGATATATGTTTTTTTAACGGGAAAACAAGAGCAAGATCGTTATTTAAAACAAGTAGCAATTGGAATAGGCGGAAAACTTGCATATACCAAACAATTTTTATCTATTGTTGAAAATAGACCTGGCAGGCCAAGAAAAGTAAAGGCTAAAAAATTATATGATGCAACAGGTTTAGTTTTTGCAGGAATTCTCCGTGGAAATTATCATATATTAAAATCGGCGCTTGCAAATAATATTCCATTTTATTATATAGACCATGCATATTTTAATGCGGGATACGGAAAACCACATTGGATGAGAATTACAAAAAACGGATTTTGTCAAAATCAAATTTTACCTAATGCCGATTCAGAAAGGTTTAATTCAAATTTTTCATCGATAGGATTTGATAATTATAATTTTAAACAAAAGAAAAACATTTTAGTCCTTCCACCTAGTGATTCTACCGCTCGTGTTTTTGGTGACACAAATTGGGAAACACTTATTACAAAAAAAATAAAACAGTATACCGATAGACCAATTGTCGTAAGAAGAAAAAATGGTCCAATTATGGATGATATGATGTTGTTACAAAAGGACAAAGAAAAATATATTTATGATGAAACACTTGAAGAAGCATTGAATAAAGCTTATTGTGTTGTTGCATACAATAGTTCTGTAGCGTTAACAGCACTTCAAAGAGGCATACCTGTTATATGTGAAAGGTTTTGTCCTGCTTACCCTTTATCACACAATATAAGTGAAATAGAAAATTTAACAGAAAAGGATCGGTTTCCTCTTTTTTCAAGTCTTGCACATGGACAATATAAAATGAAAGAGGTGACTGACCCAAGAACTTTTAGATTCATAAATAACTCCACACAATGGAAAGGATCCCTTAAATAATGAAATATGTGATTGATATTGACGGTACTATCTGTAAAGAAGTACTTTTACCAAACGGAAAAAAAGACTATGCGTTACACGAACCAATGATGGATCGTATTGCCAAAGTAAATAAATTATATGACGCAGGTCATGAAATTAAATATATGACGGCCCGTGGCGCAGTTAGTAAAATTGATTATTACGAATTGACTAAAAATCAATTAGACAAGTGGGGAGCAAAACATCACGAATTGAGTGTCGGTAAAAAAGAACACTACGATGTTTGGATTGATGATAAAGCATTTTGGAGTGAAAACTTCTTCCGTGAAACAGGAGAGAGTTATGAGTAAAGTCTTAATGTGCGATCCGCCTAGCGGTTGGAAGTATGGTTTTCCCAAACCTTTACCCGCAGACTTAGGCGAAGATGAAAGTATCTTTCCTTGGCTGTTGAGCGAAGGTTATCCGCAGCACGAGATTGATGCTTGTGGCAATCATTTTTATTGTAGATATTGGGAAGCAGAAATAGATAAGGATTTGCTATGATAACTGAGCGAGAGTGGCAAGCGATGATTGCCAATATAGAGGAACTGGAAGCAGAGAACGAAAAGCTTCGCAAAACCCTGCGGTCTATGGTTGCAGACGTGATAGCCGACACGGGCGAC